AAACACAATGAAAAATATTGGAACTATGATGTGTTAGTTGCAGAATATAATTTTGAGGAAATAGATGACTAAAAAAGCTGAACAATATGTAGATTTAACTTCTACTTTAAAAGATACTAAAGACATAAACTATGACACTGGAGAAAAGATACAAGATTTAATTCCTAAAGAAATACCTGACGAAATTAAAGGCAAACAAATTGATGATACTGATTACACAGACGACATCTATTCAGACGATCAATTAAAGCGACACCAAGAAGCAGGGATTAATCCATACACAGTAGATGGCATTCCTAGTAGATGGGAACACAACAAACTTAGATCTAAATGGCATTTTGATCCTAAAGCAGATCCAAACGAAGAAACTTATAAAGTTATTTGCAAGTTTAATGGAGACTGGGACGCAGGTATTAAACGTGCATTAAACAAAGGTAAAGAACATACCATTGGCAACTATCGTAAAAGAGGACAGAGCTTTCAAGACAAAAGCCTACACGACGGAGAACTACTAGACGTAAAACGTGCTAGTGGTAAAGAAGATGTTAGTTGTATGTACCACGATAGTCTTTGGTCATTAAAGCCACGAATGGATGGTCAAGAAGAATGGTTCAAAGATGAAGATCCTGACTACCAAGTTTTCTATAAAATGTTAGAAGAAATAGGTATGTATGACGTTCATACAGTGCGTGTTCATATACAAAAATTAGGTCAAGTTACTCCTATGCATATTGATCAACAAATGCGCTATGCTCGCCCTCATTGGCGTAAGCGTTGGCTTGATGCAGGAGCTGATAAGAATCCTTTAAAGTTACGTAGAGTGCTTATAGCATTAACAGATTGGGATTATGGACATGTATGGCAGTTTGGAAATACCTATTATCAAGGATATGATGCAGGAGAATGTATAGTTTATGACTGGACAAACATGCCACATGGTACCGCAAACTTTGGATATACTCCGCGTATCACTTTACAAGCAACAGGCTTTATGAATGAAAAATTCGAATGGCTTTTAGAAAACGGATCTAAAGATCACGTAATTGATTTGTAAATTAAATCAGTAAGTATTTTATGAGACTCTGGACCTGGATGGGTTTGATCTCTTGCTAAATCAACTACCATATCTTTAGGATATGGCACAGTAATTAAATTATGAAATTGTTCAGGAACAACAGTTCTCCAGGCTCTGCGTTCGCAATATGCTAGTATCAGTTTAGCATTTGGAAATAATCCTTTAAGGAAATAATCAAACATCACAAGTGTTGATACATCTGTATCATTAAAGATTTCTTTATAGACTGATAAATTTTCTACTTGTTTTAATTTGTAGATATCAATCATTGCCCAACCATAGTTTTGAAAAAATCGTGTATCACTGATTAATACATGGGTAGGATTAAAGTCTTTAAATTTTATAAGAGGCGCAATAAGATCTGTTATAGAATCTGCATCTCCTATGTTTATATATGACGCATTTAATTTTTCTGCAATTCGCGCAACGAAGCCATCTTCTTCCTTTACACCAGTTGCTTGACCTATACTTCCGCCAGCAGCAAGTAGTCTAACTTCTGCATTATAATCCGGTTCAGGACCTCTTAGCCCTAAACTATTCCAACGATAGGTAACATCTTTAGGAGCATTAGGACTTTGTGGTATGTGATTGGTAAAAGGATCTCTAGCTCGCTTTCCCTCTTCGTAAATACTATTTTCTTCATTGTCTTTACCACACCATTGTGTAACAGTATTAGGTTCTTTGAAGATTCTTTTTGCGGGTTTATTTCTCGATATCTCAAGTTTATCGATTGCGTTCTTAATCTCTTCCATGCAGTATTTATGGATGCTAAATACTCTTACATGCAAAAAGCGAAATTAGAACATTTACAGCAGGTCTTTGATCCTAATTTATGGAGAACAAGATCTAATTATATTATTGCTGGCGAAAATCTTATAGAAGATATTAATAAGTCTAATCCTAATTTAGTTATTGATGCAGGATGCGGACACAATCAGTTTAAAAATAAAATAAAAAATCTAGTAGGGTTTGATGTTGTAGATTTTCCAAATGCTGATTTTGTGTCCAGCATTCAAGATGCCAAATTTGATAAAGAATCTGCAGATGTTATATTAGCACTAGGGAGTATTCAATTTGGTTCTAAAGAAGAAGTATATGAAGATGTAGAAAAAATTGTATCCTGGCTTAAGCCTACTGGATATATAATAATGCGTGTATTAAAGGATCAAGTTGTGTTAGGTCCTTTGGGAAATAAACCGTCTTTATTTAGATACTACTGGTCGGAAAAAGACATCGAAACACTAAGTACAAAATACAACTTAACAGTAGAAAAAGGACCGTTTGTTGAAGAAACTAAAGACAACAAAGGTACAGTTAGAGGACACCGATTAGTTTGGTGGTGGAGAAAAAATGTCTGAAATAATTTTTATACATGGATCTTTATCAAGTGGTAAAGGTAAAATATATTCTAATATTGTAAAAACCAATAAAGAAAAAGGTGTTGAAATATTAGCAGAGTTTATAGGATCCTTAGACGCAGCTGAACTTTATGGCGGCATTGATAAAGTTGTAACATTAGATCATGTATTAGAAAGAGCCGCTCACTGTTACACTATGGCGCAAGAGTATGAAGTTGGTGTTTTAACAGGATTTGGTTGTAGCAGATATTCTAAAGAAATTGTAGAAGCATATCCAAATGCAAAACATATTTTTTTAAAACATGTGAATGATGCATTTTCTTCGTTGCCACAAATATTACAACGTGTTCAAGATACTAATACTTTTACAACTGAACAAATGGAATTTATATACGATATCCATTTAGAAACTAAAAGTTCTATAGAAAAATTTATAGAAGAAAAAAACTTAAAGTGGTTACCTTTTAATAAAAGATCGATAGGCGAAGACGGATTACCTTACGAAACATTTGAAGATAGTTATTCTATGATGTTTTGCGTCCTTGATAGTACAACAGTGGATTCCATCGAAGCTGAGGCCTCATAAACTTTTGTTCAACTAAGTCACCAGTTTCAAACCAATCTTCATAAATGCAAGTAGGACCTTTTACAAACAGTTTATTATTTTCTACTTTAGCATCACAGTAAAATGTATCTCCTAAGATTGTAGTATCTTTTGGAGCATATTCAAAATATCTATCAATTTGATCTTTGTTAGTAAATGTAGTATTAATTGTACATGGACCTATTTCGCTCATCCCCCAATTTGCAATTACAGTTGCGCCTTTTGAAACAAATTCATAAATATGATTCCATGGTATTGGATCGCTGCCCATAGCAATAATTTTACCCGTAAAATCTGCTTGTATAAAGCCCTTAGTGTTCATGACTGCTTCACACATAGCTGGAGACAAAAACGTGTGTGTATGACCCTTAAAACGCTTTAAAAAGCTAAATGCGTTAAACTTTTCTATAGTTATATCGCAACCTAGTGTATATGCAGGCAAACTTTGAAGTAGCAATCCGCCTGCATGTGTCATTCTTGTGCAAGTGTATATACTACTATTTTTAGTTATTTTTTGGCAATCTATGGCTACTTCGTTGCATGCCTTTAAATTGTCTGGAGTTCTAAAAATCTGTTTTGGATCGCCAGTAGTACCACTACTACTGATTTTACAACCTTCTTTTAGAATTTTATTAAAGTTCAGTTCCATATTCGATTTTCTTTTCCTCGTATTTTTGAATAAGTAAATCTGTTACTGGGCCACCTGTCACTGGAGTTATTCCGCCGCTAGAGCTTGTTAAAAATATTTCATCCATTTTGTTCCAGTCAGATGCTCTTAAGTTAATACGTGAAAATCGTATATTGTTTTCTTTCGCTATGTCTTCAACTACACTCATAGTTATACCTTGAAGGCAATTCTTTTTAGGTGTAAAAATTAATCCTTCTTTTACAAATGCAACATTAAAGCCTGGCCCTTCTGTTATATAACCTTGATCATCTACTAGTACGCAAGTGTCATAACCTTCAGGTACTTGTCGTTGTGCAAGTGTTAGATCAATCCAACTCATGTTTTTGTATTCTTGACCAAAATATAAATCATTTACTCTAAACGATTTTTTGTCTATATAAACTTTAACATTTTCTTTACCTTTAACTGACAGTGGGTAACTAGGTTTAATATACATTGCAAAGTTTATTGGACAATTATCAATGTCTCTAGGATTGCCACTAGGAGGAAATCCTCTCCAAATTATAAACCACACAAATGCATTTTCAATTGGATTACGTTTTGCTAGTTCTTTAATAATTTCTAAAGGATCTACATCAGGTATAGTAAGTCCATATCTTTCTGCACTATTACGAAATCGTTGTAAATGTCGTTCATAACAAAACGCTTTGCCGTTATACACAGGCATTACATCATACGTAGCATCACAATGGATAAAACCAAAGTCTAAAATACTAGGCCCAATGTCTTTTAAAGGCAAGTATTCGCCATTTTTATATGCAATTAAATCTAAAACATCAGTCATCGAAATGCACCTTTTTTAGTTGTGGATCATCTGGTAGTTGCTTTTTAAGCATTTTTAGTCTATTAATTCTCCATTCTAGTAATTTAAAATCTAGTACCCACGGAAAAAATGCGTGAATAAGACTGCCAATGCAAACAAAAAATAGGAAAAGGAATTCTTTAATAGCTAAAGCAAAGTGCCACCAATAACCAGCGTCATCGCGACCAGCTTTGGATTTTGCTTCTTTTAAATGTTTAAAATTAAACCAAGTCATAGTATATTGCTAGGTATGCATACACATAAGATGGATACAAGTTTTGTTCCAAATTAGTGTTGTGTTCTATCCTTTCCCATAATGTTGTTTCACCATCTAAGTCTGCGTAGTGCTGCCAAAACGGTGTTTCATTTCTTGATGTACATGCATAATGATGCCAAATAAAATCAGCCACTTGATCATGTACTTTTGCTACTGCTTTATTATATATTCTTTCGCGGTTAGGATGTTTAATTACTCTGGACAGTGTTCTAATTTGATGCACTAACAAACTTAATCCATTTGCTTCCATAGGCTCTACAAAGCCGCTACTAAGTCCTACCGCTACAATATTACCTTGCCAACTGTTTTCTAATCTACCAGGAGTCCATTTAAGGTCTCTAAAGTCAGATAAAAATTTTCTATGGCCGTTGTGCTTCATATATTCTTGTTTTGCTTCTTCAACACTTATCATGTTGTCATTGAAAACATAACCACAACCAACTCTTTTATCACTTAAATAAACATTGAATTCCCAACCATAATCTCTGCCTTTTGTTTCTGAATACGGTTTAGTTTCTTCTTCTATACGTCTTACTATACATCTATTAACAAGTGTATCTTTATAAGTGTGCAATGTTTTATTTGGAATAATTGCCCTACGTAATCCTGTGCAGTCAATATAAAGGTCTGCTTCAGGTAAATTATTAGGATCAACTTCTTCTAATATATGCGTTACATTAGCAGTATGCTCTTTAACAATTTGCCAGGCTTGAGCAGCATCTATGTGATACCCGTAGCCACGCCAGTCGTCTGGATTGTATAAATCGTAAGCACTAAATTTATCTAATTCTTTGTTTTTGTATTTTTCAAACCATTCGTCGAAACCACTATGAACAAACATAAAGTTATAAGGAGGGTCATTTGGTTCTTTAAAATTGTATTTCATGTTGCCTTGTTTTCTTACAGCACTACATGAATCCATCCAGTCTTTTTCATTTATTTCTAATTCGTCAAAGAATGCCTTAACGTTTGGCATTGTGCTTTCGCCTACACCCACAGTAGGTATATTAGGCGATTCTATTAGTGTTATTTCTATATCTGGATGATTTTTTCTTAGATAGCCTGCACACCACCAACCGCTGGTTCCGCCACCTATAATACTAACCTTCATATATTTTTCTTACCTCAAAGTATTTTTGTATATTTACACGCCAAACGCTCTGGTGTGTAAAAAATATTTCTTCATCGCCTAAGTAATCAACTACACCGGCTTTATGTAAAGCAGAAAATGCTTTGTGTATTCTATTCATTTTTCCACTTGCGTCATTAGATACATTTGTGGTGATATAGATTTTATCTTTACCTTGCCACCGTGCCCATTCAATTTGCATAGGTAGTTCTTTCCACATGCCCCAACTTTGGAATTGATATCTATTAAGTCCTTTTACAGCACGTTTCTCTATCTGGGCGCCTCTAAATAAAACTCTATAACCGTCTTTAAAAGGATGCATTCCACTCATTGAAATAAGATCATTCTTTTTAAATACACCCCACCAACTTCCACCTTCTTTAATACACCAATCAAATTTTATAGTATCAAGAGATGTATTATTTTTAAATCCTAAATCACAACATTTATTTAGAAATGTATCTATTAAAGGAACATCTTTATTATGAAGTTGTCTTACTTCGTATAACGGTTTTGCTTTATCTTTGGTTACAAAATCAACAACTTTATTAAAGTTATCATAATTTATTGTTAAATCAAATTTATCACAAACTTTAATAAAATTATCTATATCGATTATATCATCTATAGATTCGATTACAATATCGTTTTCTGATGCTTGGTCATAACTTGCTACAGTTTCTTGTATTACTAGTTTTATATTTTCTTCAAATGTCTTGTTGTCTTTAGTATATGCTTCACGTAATGTTTGTATAGGATTTTTACCCCATCGATAGTCTGCACCTACTTTATCTAGTCTAGCAACAACATCATCAATATTATCTGGCCTAATTATTATATGCTTTGCATTTTGAAAAAGACTTTTAGTTACATTCAAATGATCATGTAATACTAATACTAACTTATTTGGATAAACTTTGTTGGCCCAATCTTTTAGTAATTCTACAGGCCTTTGTTCTGAACCAGTAGCTGCTGCTCTTTCTAGTACAGGCGGAACAGTATGTTCGTCAGTGCCTAATCCGTAAGCACCTTCAAACCTTCTAGTAAAATGATATTTGGAAAATGTTTTACCTAACCCAAAACTAGGAAGCCACGGCTGAGAACCGTTTTTAAAATGATCATACCATAGAACATTATCGCAAGAACAAAGTAGCCTGCCTAACTGATGTCCTCTAGCACCGAAAGGTGCATTTATAATGATGAAGTTATCCATAGCTATATTATACTATATAGCCATGGTATTGTCAAGATATTTTTTAAGAAACTGCAAATGCAGGAATTACATACTCAGTACCGCCTACATTAATTTTAAAGTATGTAGTTGGATTTGCTGGTAGAGCATCTGCACCGCCTGCTGCACCTACTGTGGTTTGTGTTGGAACATCTAGTTCAACTGTTCCTGTTCCCGCACCACTAAGTCTTAAGTTACTGTTAGAATCTGCAGATTTGATATTGTTTTGTGAAATAACAACATTTTCAAATGTTGCATCTCCTGCAACAGTTAATGTTTGATTAGCAATTAAATCACCGTTAAATGTTGCTGTTCTATTAGCACCACTTAATATTACTGCACTACCAATGCTGCCTGTGTCGTCAGCAAGCATGAATCTCATTCTACCTGGAACAACACCGGATGAAATTGTACCTTCTGCTTCACTACGTATTTGTGCTGCTGTAGTATATGCAGAGCCGTCATAGGCTTGCCATCTTAATGTATAAACATGGTCATTGGTATTAATTACTGTTGGACTTTCAATTGTTCCACGTGTTCTTTGTAAGTCCATAATCTTACTTGCTGTAATAGCAGAAGCTGCTTTAAAGGTAGCATCTGCATTTTGATGGACTGTTTCCCCTACAAAATTTGTTGTAGATGTTTCATCAATTGCCATAGGTGTTACTATTGCACCTGATGCATTTCTTACTAAAAATGCTAATTTTCCTGGAACTGCACCTGCACTAATTGCACCAGTTGCACCTACTGTTCCTACAATACTAGCAGCACTAGTTACTGTTGTTCCGTCATATCCACTAAATGTTAATGCAAAAAGTTGATCTTCGTTTTGTACAGCAGAAGGTGCTGCCGCAGTACCTCTATATCTTACACCTTGACCTATTACAGCTAAAGTGTCGTCATGATATGAGTTTATTTCTAATGCAGAATATCCTTCGCTTTGACTATATGAACGTAATCTACCTTCGCTAGTTGTAGTACCTGCATGAACAAGATCGCCTGTAACTGTACCAGAAGTAAGTGTGTTAGCAGAAGCATCAAACACTAACGAACTATCATCTGCAACTATATCACCATTATACGCAACTGCATCAATTTGGCCATCTACTTGTAATCCAGTGAAAAAGCCGTTATTCCATCTTACACTAGGAGTACCTAAGTTGTATGCACTGTCTTGATTTGGTGTTAAGTTACTTGTTATAGCACCAGTAATGCTAACTTGGTCATCACTTGCATCACCTAAGTTAATATTACCTGTAGCAGTAATAGTACCATTAATGTTAATATTACCTGTGCCTGTAATATTATGTGTGTTTAAATCTAAATCTGCGCCTAGTGCTGGAGATGTATCACTTTCTAGGTCGCCTAACCCATTACCACCTACTGTTGTACCGTCACCGATATATAATTTTGCCGAATCGGTGGCATAGATTAGTTCCCCTTGTAGTGGGGTAATCAAAAGTCGATCTGCTTCTGTACCGCGTCTTAATCTTAAGGCCATTTATGTAACTCCTGGAATAACGTTATCTATATGTATTTATGTCTTTTTCCAGAATATCTATTTTCGTTTCTTCATAAACTGATGTGTTCTTTTTGTTATGTCTTGCTTAACACGTTCGGTGTCAAGCCTAAAATCAACGTTCGCAATAGCATCTTCGTACTCTGCGAATAGTTCTTCTAATGATTGTTCTATGTTTAGATCTGTTTTGGCCTTAGATTTTTCTACGTCTATTTCCCAAACTTTTCCATCGTGAAAAGTTACCCGGACACTATGCAAATATTCCAAAGGAACAACTTGAACATCGACGTCTTTTAAAACCTCAGGCCAAACATCTACTACATGCTTGGGCAAGTTGTTTTTAGGCACTTTCGGGTTTCTTTGCTCTTTTCTTTGTAGGAACAAGCGCCTCTGCTTGTTCTCTTAAGGATTTTGCTTCCTTAAATAATGCATCTGCTTGCGAACGATATTGAGCTGCTAGATCTTCATCGGACAGCACTCCGTCATTTGGTGCAGGAATTGTTTGTGCAGTTGCTAGTGTTTCTACTTCTGTTTCTGCTGTAGCTGGTGCTTCAGTAGGAGTTTCTGTAGAAGCAGGTGCTTGCAAAGATAATTCTTCTAAAGTAACACCTTTTTGATCTGCAATTACCTTGTTAAGTTCATCCAACATAATTGTTGTATGTCTGTCAGGAGTCATTTCTACTTCAGCAGTAGATAGTTTAATCATTTTTCCTGTAGTATGAAATGCAGACAACATAATTCTACCATCGGGCAGTCTTGCACGAGCCATTGCTTCTGCAAGTTCGTTAGCATGTTGTCCTGCATCAGACTCAACTAATTTCATAAGACTGTCGTGTGAATCAGCTTCGAGATTTTCAGTTGTAACTACAATACAGTTTTCTGGTTCGTTAGGAACAGTTCTGTATGCTACAATTACTTTTCTTTGATTTCTTTTAATTCTACCTACGTGTTTTAAAGCCATTATTTGTCTCCTTGGGAAGCCCCTTGTTGCTGAGATTGTACAGCATTTAAAAATGCATCTAATTTATTATAAATGCTACCAACAGTTACCATTTCGTTCGGCTTGAATGCACCACGCTGACTTGCAACATCAATTACAGAACGCAATTGACCTAAATCTTGTACTGTTAAATCAGGGCCTTGTGGCTGTTCGGGTGCCTCTGCAACTTTTTCAGTTACTTCTGCTTGTTGTTCTTTATCGCTCATATTAATCTCCTATACTATATATATGCGCACTTTATTTAATGATACTTTAAAAGTGGGCAAGCTAAATTGAAATAACTTAGCTCTCTTGCTGTTTCAAAACCTACTTTAATTACTACTTCAATGCCTTCGTCAGACTTTACACCAATATCTCTACCAATGTAATATCTGCCTTTTAGATTATCGACTATCCATTTTTCAATGCTTCTTTCTAAGTTATAACTTAAAGGAAAAGACGCATATTCAAAATGAGGTGGAAGCATCTTTAACTTCCTTATGCCAAAGAAATTTAATGCATTTGGTTCTTTTAGTTTAAGCAACGTCATCGTAATGTGCAGTCAATCCAAATGGTGCTTGTAATTTTTTATCAGCATTACTGTGAATTAGAAATACAGTATCGCAGTAACTTTCATCACCCCAGCTACCCCACGGATACCCATCCGTGAACATAATAAACTTTTTAGGAGTAATATCGTTTTCTTTCATGTATTCCCAATTAGTGTCAAAGTTGGTACCACCACCACCAAAGATTTCATAATCTAATAAATCGTCGCCGCCGTCTGCACTAAAGTCTTGTTCGTTATAAACTTCAGTGTCAAAGCACCATAATTTAATTTTGTAGTCTTTAAATTGATCCATGATGCCTTTGATTTCGCCTAAGAAATCTTTGGCTTGATCGTCACCAATTGAACCTGACATATCTAATGCAATAGCAATATCAATTGTATCCATGTAGTTCATTCCAGGCAGTATAGCACCGCTATGCCAACCTTTACGTGACGGACGACTAAATGTATAATCGTTACGGATTGTACTTTGAATTTGCTGTCTTAACAGTTCTCTCCAGTTCATCTTAGGCTCAGTAAGCTCTTTAATCATGCGAGCAACTTCACCCGGAGTGTTACCAGCACCTGCGGCCTGTGCCGCCTGCATCATACCTTCTTTAATTTCGTCTTTGATCTTTTTTAGATCTTCTTTTGAATACTTAGGTTTTTTCTTAGATACGTTACCGTCTGGACCATTACCATTTGCATCATTATCGTCTGACGAATCACCTTCTGCATCAAGGTGTTCATCTAATAATTCTCCTAATGCTTCAATTAGTTCTTTACCATTCTTTTCTGCTTCTTTAAACAATTCATCATAGACTTCTTCAGATGTCCAACCATCGTATTTAAAATCTTGGTAGCAATCAACAATTTTAGGTTTTTCACCAATTCGATCACGAACTAGTAAATTATTAACAATATAATCTGATGCAATATTGTGTAGAATAGGATCTCGATCTTCTCTGCGTCCTAAGTGATCAAAAACGCAGTGCAAAATCTCGTGTGCAATAACAAACTCAATTTCTTTGTTTGACATTGCGTTAAAAAATTGTGTGTTAAAATATAAGTTGCGACCATCTACTGCCGCAGTAGGCAACCATTCATCCGCTGCCTTAATACGCAAACGAGTTGCCATATTACCAAAGAATGGATGACGGAGTAGCAAACCTACCCGTGCAACAATAATGCGGTCAAATACATCTACACGCATTTCTTCTAATTCTTCTGGAGTAATGTCTGGGTTAGGTTGCCAAAGTTTTGTACCCGCTACGCTCATAGTGCCATCCTTCTAACTGTTATGTATATATTATACATTATTTACAGTAAATGTCAAGAGAAAATGGACGTTTTTATTGAGAACGTCCAAACTCATTTATTTAGGCTGACTGTGCGGCAGTAATATACTTGCCATAACGGCTGTGGAATTCATCAAAACATTCCACTTCGTCTGGGTCAATTGGCAATCCATATTGCGTAAGTGCAAGTTTCATGCCCATTACAACTAGTTCAGTATCAAAGTTATCCATTGCAAAACGCAAGAAGTTATTAACCTTGTTATCGAACTTTTTGTCGCCGCTGTCTGACGACTCTTTTAGTTCGTAGCAGAGTGAGACTGTTAAGGAATACATGGCACTGATTTCTTTAGTCTTTAGCTCTTTTACTTTGCCATCCAAAATATCAGTTGGATTAGGCATACTTGCCGCAACCTTACGGTGAGCCATAAACTTCACTGCAAGGCCTTCGCCTACTGCACCACTAACTAGGTCTGTAGTGGTATTCTCGTCATCGTCATCCTCAAGAAGTTCGGAAACAAATGACCAAGAACGGGGTGTAGCAAATGAACGACTTGGTGACTTAGGATCAAAGTCATACAAGTCTTTTTTGCTAAATGTTAAAAAACCTACAACATCATTGTGAATCTTGTTATCTACTGCCCAAGCAAACCAGTCATCAAATGATACTGCAAGTTCCAAATGCACAAAACGGTTTGCCAACGGAGCAGGCATACGGTAAGTAACACCTTTGTCAGCTTCACGGTTACCTGCCGCAACAATAAGAACGTTGTCTGGCAGTTTGTACTGTCCTACACGTCGATTAAGAATCAACTGGTATGCTGCCGCTTGTACCGCAGGCGCTGCCGAGTTCATCTCGTCTAAGAACAAAATAATCCATTTATGTTCTGCTGCCATTTCTGCATCTGGCAGTTCTGCTGGCGCCGCCCAAACCATTTTGTTATCGTTAGCGGCATAATATGGAATACCTTTAATATCGGTTGGCTCCCATAATGACAAACGGATGTCAATTACATGAGCCTCCATTTCATTACCAATTTGGTGAATGATATCTGACTTACCAATACCTGGAGGCCCCCATAAGAACAATGGGCGTTGTTTCTTAAAAGCACGTTTAATGCTTAACTTTGCCTTGTTAGGGCTTACTGTACGAAGTACTTGTGATTCCATGATGTATTCCTCTTTTAAGTGCCATTGCGTTATTTCTAACTATGTATATAGTATAGCACCTGTAGAATAAAAGTCAAGAAGTTTTTTGCCAAAAAGTTAATCTTTTTGTCGCTTTAATGCTTTAACTAATCCGTATTTACGGATGTCTCCTGAAAAAAGATGCAGCTCTAATGCTTTCTTTTCGTCAGTTACTATGAGAGCTTTTTTACCTAAGTAATATGGGCAATCTATAAATTTATCTAAAAATATTATTACTTGGGTAGTAAATTCAAAATTTGGAGGATAAGGAACGTCATAGGTTTGTAGTTTTATTTCTTCTACTACAAACCTAAAACCTTCGTCAGTTAGACGCAAGCCGCCTTCGTTTTTTGATCGTGTATTTTGCCACCATATAGGCAAGAATTCTTTTATAGTTGCCTCGTTGATGGCTTTGTCGGCTTGCTTTAGAAAGACCTTTGTATATGTTTCTTTCCAGTTCATTCAAGTATTTTTTCGCCAGATGTTAGTTTAACAACTGTAAAATCTTCACAGTTAAACATATCATTTAGCTTCTTTGCTAGATTATGTGCATGTCCTGGATTTGAAAAAGAAACCTTTTTATACTTAGGTCCGGGATAGTTGGTAAGCATATTTGCAGATTTCAAATTAAATGGGGCATCGTGATAAAATACTGCCCAAATGGCTTCTGCTTGTAAGACCTGTTCGGATTTATAAGTTTTTTTATCTACATGTTCTAACAATACGGTCGGTTTAGGCCTACTCATATGCGTTTTCCTTTAAATTATATACGCATATATTTATCTCAAATTTAAGTTATATGACCATATAACTACCAACCTGACTTTGTAGATCCTATTTGAACTTGAATAACTTCATCTTCGCCTGAGTTTTGTTTTGCAATCAATTCTTCTAAATTACCTTCAAGTCTAGTCATTACTTCGCCTAGTGTAAATGCTAAACGTTTTGCAGTTTGAATGTCAAGTTTGACTTCTTTTGCTCTACTAGCATCTGCTCCTTTTACAGTGTTAATAAACTGTTGAATAGGAGCAGTATTTAAAGGATCAGATTGAATTGACATTTGATAATTCCTGACGCATTTCTAACTCAGTTTTGAAAGGGCCTCTAGTTTCGTAGCGTTCAACTGTAATTAATTTTGGACAGAAAGATTTGACCCAACCTTTGTCAAACTTAATAACATAGTATCCTGCACAATACAAACTTTTTGATTTATCACTTTTAGTAAATAAAGGCAACTTTCTTTTTACGTCATACATAGAATTAAAAGGAACACAACTTGTAGGAAAACTATGAACTTCTTTTTGTGTTTCTCTAATTTCGGTAATTTCTAAATTTTGCCATGTTAAATCTGAACCAAAATTTCTTTTTAATTGCTTTTCATTATCAAAAAATCTTGTACCAGTTGAACTACTAAACAAAAAACGATCATCATTCATTGATAGTGTTCCAATATTAATACCATCGCCCTCGACAATCCAAAACTTGTTTTTTAAAATCTCTTTTGCTTTAACTTTCACTTAGGATACCTCGCTTGTAGTGGAACTGCATATTGTGCTGCCTGATCTGCAATACGTTGCATATCCCATTTAGCACAGAACTTCATAAGACGCATACCTACTTGTGATATGTCCTTAGGTTCTACTTCTGCAATAGTGTTATTAATTATCTCTTTTACATCGTCGGGTTGTGCAGATAAATCGCATAATGTTACATTGCGATTGTAGTCGTCCAAAACACGGTGCTCAACACCGTTATGATCAACCCAACGCTGTAACATAAGGTTATTCCAATTATAACCTTTCGCGGACTTATCATCAAATGCTTCAAGTAAGCCAACTTTATTCTTTGTACCTTTCTTTCGAACGCCTGGATAAGCAGAGAAAACATTGTCACTTGTATCACCTCGCATACATTTTTCAAATAATAGCCATTCAGGATTAGGTGCTTCCTTAGGCAGTTTAGTTTTCTTGTCTATAACTTCTTTGCCTTTGTCGTCAAAGTAGCCTTCGTGTGTGATTGTAGTATTGCTAACGCCATTGTACTGCTTTACGTTAGGTGCAATTAGTTGTGCAAAGTC